ACATCCTCTTGTAAAAATCCCAGCCAAGGATTCTCACGAGTCTGATCGGCTGATTCCATATCCCTAAATACCTCAAACTGATTGTCGTAAGCAGCAACAGGTTGAGATATTCTAGCCGGTGCCGGTGGGAACCTCACGTATGCCAGATACATGAGGACCGCAATGATCACCAAAGCTAAAACTTTAAAAAACATTTTCTAATATTTGCAGCGAAATTAAACCAGTCGCGCAGCGACTGTTCCTACGGAACTGACTTTTAAGCAGCGGGCGTCTCGGGGACCTCGTCGTCCTCCGCCTTGGACTCGTCACCCTCGGTGATGACTGTCACAGCGGGCATCTTGCGCTCCGCCATAATCTTGGCGACGCGCTCGTCGGCAATCTTCACGAGAGCTGGCATATCCAGGTCTGGGAACTCCTCCTTGATACCATCGATAAGCTCGGCTGGGTGAGGAATGGGTGGCACATCTGGCTTGGTATAGAACTTGGAGTTCTCATCGGAAGGATCGATATATGGGAATTCACCTGGCTGGGGCTGTGCCATCATGTCACGCTTGCGCTTCTCGAACATGGAAGCTGCCGCGCTCTGGTTCGCACGGTACTTGGTCATAATCTCCTCCAGTTTATCATTCTGGTAGTGCACGTCATCAATCTGATCACGGTCTGGGGGAATCAGGAGCCACTTGTACATATCCACCACGTAAATGTCCACAAGAGCATCCTCCTTCTGGAGGCGCTTTGCGTGACTCGCCGCCTCGTCGCGGGTCGAAAAGCACCCACGAATCTTCATGCCCAGCTTCTCATTCTTCTGGGGCTGATCTGGACCAACAAATGAAATGCAAGCAAAGTACTGTCCTGGAACCGTCAGATAATCCTGCTCGAGAGAACCCATTGAAATAACTAGAGCTTTATTTTTTAAGTTACAAACGCAGCGCGAAGTTTGAAACTTTCGTGTCATGTCATTGGATAAGGTTGTGAAACGTTGAATGAGCAACCAACCATGGAAGCTCTCCGTAGACTTCATAATCAATGCAAACGCGATCATATTACAAATTGGGTCAAACCGGGTTCAGACGTTCTCGACTGTGGATGCGGCAGAGGCGGGGACTGGCACAAGTGGCGAGCGGTCAGAGCTAATGTTTATGCCATCGACCCTGACGGTGAATCCCTCAACGAGGCTGAAAGTCGTGCGATTGAGATGAATTTCGGCGTTTGGTTTCTAGGTCAGGGAACAATCATACACGCGGCTTTTGCAGGTCCATTTGATGTGGTGTGTTATAACTTTTCGATCCACTATATCATGGATGATCTCGAGAAATCTCTCAAGGCGATCGAGTGTGCGGTAAAACCCGGAGGGCTTTTGATAGGCATAACACCTGAAAAGTATAATGCTGAACGTATGTGCGATCCGAACGGTCACTATGAAGATCAACTAGGAAATACATTCGATATTTATCAAGGCGGGCGGCGACTCTTGGTGAGGCTGACGGACGGACCGTTTTATGCAGATGGAGCGCGTGATGAACCGCTTCTCGATTTTGAAATGCTGAATGACGAGTTGCAAAAACTAAACTTTGACCTCGTGTTCCGGGGACCTATGCTTGCAGAACCGAACGGGCTCATCTCAGACCTTTATTCCAAGTTTGTGTTTCGCCGTAGAGAAAATCTAAGCGTGTAATAGTAGATGGAATATGTTCCAATTTTCGTAATGTTATTTGTCACCCTCGTCTACATAGTCTCAGTCAATAAGGAACCTGATATGCTCAGCGAACTCAAATACAAGTACTGGATTCTACTTGAATTATTGCGTCGCACAGGAGACCCGCTTTGGCACCCCGTCTGCAAACCCTCTATCATCACGGGTATGATTGATTGGACTAAGGACAAAGGACCAATCGGGTCGAACGTGAATAAAGGTTACGAAATTTACATCTGTCTGGATGGAGGCGATGTAAATTCGGCAATGTACGTGTTGCTTCATGAATTAGCACACATGTCAGTACCTGAATACGATCATACTAAAAATTTTTGGAATCATTTTGATAAACTCAAGAAAATTGCAGTGGATGGGGGAGTTTATACGCCTACAGGGACTCGCACGTATTGTGGGGACGTTGTGAAGGACTAGAGACAAAGTGGGACACGCAGTGTCCCTAGTTTAGATCGAGGGGATCTAAAGACTGGACACTACGTGTCCTACTTTGTCTCACTTGCCATCCACGAGGTACTTCTTTGCCATGTAGAACACGATGGCTGCGATGAGTGCAGTCACTGCCAGACCGGTCAGGGACACGTCGCCTGATGGACCGTGAAACTTTGGAACCATCTCTCCAAGCTTGCCCTGCACAGGCTTGGAGAATGCGACAACTGCGGCAACGCCAGCCAGGAGAGCCTGGTACTGCTCGTCCTGGAGACCGAAGGGGTTCTTGCTCCGGGACTTTGTCTGCGTCTCGCCACCGCCACCACCGTGGTGACTGGTCTCCTTTTGTGGGACGTATGGCGAACCCATCATCTCATCCTGCATCATCTGCCCTGGACCGGGCATGACCTCCTCAATAGGTGTTGCGAAATCTGCCATATGAGATTCCACAACATCTTTTTCAGGCTCATTAAATGGCATTCTCAAAAGACCTGTTGGAGGTCCAGTCTGTTTATTTTCAGTCGCCTGACGATCAAGCGCTGCACGCGCCAATTCTTCGTTTAAACTTGGTTCCTGTGGTGGGATTGCTGACATGATAGTGTCTACACTCGGATCATATGTCATGACACCAGCCATTATTGAATTTTAAATGGAAATTAAGTAGAGTAGGCTACCGCGACTTTTTGACTACCATCGTTTCACCCCGTCGCTTTGGTCCAGCTGTAGTTCCCTGAGGTCCGCTCGCAGCATGTGGACTATAGAAGCGCTGGTGATACTGCCAGAAGGATGGTCCACCCACCCTGAAGTTTTTGCGAATAGGTGATTTGTACCAAAATACACAGTCCGAAATCTTATTACTCTTTGATGTGTTATCAAGGACCATGCACTCGTAATTCTCGGTACAGGCGTCCATCACTTGACAAAACTGGTCAAAGGTTGGGAAAACCCCGAAAAAGGCTTTGTAAAGATTTTCACGGTTCTGCCTGACGTTATCACGTAGCGCAAAAACATAGTCCACGTTTGTTCGGACGTAAGGAAGCATATCCATACAGTACTGGGTCGTGAGCATGAAAAAGATGTTCCAGTGGCGACCATTCATGAAAAGTCGGCGCATACAGTCGTCTCTCATGAAAGATTTGTCGTACATGCAATCGTCCATGAGGAGGAAAACTGAGGGAGCTTTATCCTTCCCTAGGGTCTTGACGAGCCGGTGCTGTCTCTCGAGGAGCTTTTCAACGGCATCCTTTCTGTATTCGCCATAAACAAACAGATCAGGAATAAATTGTTTATAGTGACCATTTCCATCCTCAGTCCCTGACATGGCGATACCTGCTGGTATATGTTTTTTGTGCCAGAGAATATCCGTGACCAGTGTTGATTTGCCCGTCCCGCGCTTCCCTATGAAAACACACACCTTGTCGTCACCGATTTTTGACGGGTCAAACCGCTTGAGTTGCAACTGACTCATCTTGAAATACACGATCAAAATTCAGGGTGGGCTGGGGCGCATTTGAGCGCAAAATAAGTTCTGCGAACTTAGTAGAGATGTCCGCTGGTTATATCCAGCTGGCAGCAATTGGGCAACAGGATGCATATCTCACAGGATCGCCCCAAGTAACGTATTTTTCAGGGGTTTATAAGCGTCATACCCCGTTTGTACTTGAAGCCTATGATATTCCATTCCAAAATCAGGAAGTTGTCTACGGTCAAAATAACATCTGTAGGATCCCGCCAAAAGGAGATCTTATACGAGGGCTCACACTCAAAGTTGATTTACCCGCACTTTTTGACCCAGGAACTTTTTGGGCGTGGGACATAATTGCATCGGTAACAACTAACCCTCGCATAATTATCAATGGAACATATTTCAGTCTGCCATATCAAGGTCTCACATACTATTCAACATTCAATCAAAGTTCATGGGTTTCTGCAACGCTCACAAGTTTCGTGAGTTATTCAAATGCAACAAATCAATTCATCTTTTCAAATTGCGCAACGCTCGAGGTGGATCAGAACGGAGGGATATTTTGGGGACTCGACCCCAAGGTGGGAGCCGTTTCACCCACTAATTCTTCAAATTTAGTTTATACAGTCGGAACTGGAATTTCAATGTCGAATGCCGCAGCCAATAGCATCGCAACATCAAATCTCTCGGCGAACTATATTTCAACTGTAGTTTCAACACGTCAATCTGATTTTACTTTACAACAGGCGGGTTGGATTCAAAGTACGGGTTTACCACGGGTGAATACCAGAACTGGGTTATTTTTAAGTCTCACCTCTGGTCAGACGTATTCTATACCAGGATCCACCCAAAGTTTCATAAATTTTTACAATTGGACAAACCAAGACACGGTTGCATCTTATGCAGTTACGGTTAATGGTCGACTTAAGTTTTCAAATACTGGGTTTTATATAGTCCGTGCAGGATTTTCACTTGGTACAGGTTCAGTACTCAATATCTCATATGGTTCCGATCAAAATGAAAATATTTATCCGAATGGAATTCCAATCGTGCCCCAATTTGCTTACTCGTGCGATTTCCGTGTTTCGCCCGACCCGTCCATGCCTCTTTTGATGCCCCTCGTCGTAACAAGTACAGCAAATACATATTATTTTTATGCAGACACAACTTCAACTGTGACTCAGTTTACACCAGGAACTTATTTGACAGTCACCCCCGTCGATGATTTGTACATGTTTAATACAAATACACCAGTTTCAAGTAATATAGTCCCATTCTACGGAAATATATCAACTCCGCAAAATACAGAGGTGACCTTAGGGACTGATCATTCCATGACATTTAGCTCGACAGGAACGTGGTTGTTATCCGGAGTCATTTATCTTCAACAGTCACCTATCAATTACGTGGCGAATGTTTCCGTGTGGAACACGGGATCAGCAACCCCGGATTACGCATATACGACTATGAGTCTCCAGGGGCGTGATCCTACCATTGCATTTAGCATGCCTATTGTCGTCACAAGCACGAGTCAGAAGTACTATACAAACGTGTACTCCACTTCAGCCATAACCATATTAAACACATCATATTATTCAATTATTCAATTAGGCGCTCAATCATACACGGGATATGAAACTGTCCTTTCTAATAACGGTCTTTTATTTCAACCATCGACCCAGGTTCAAAGTATAGGACCGGTTACACCCTTGAATTTTAACACAAATTTTAGTCTTCCAGCCAATTCAAACTCCAATATTATATCGGTCAACCAGACGACTGGAAATCTTCAATTTTCGAATATTGCCACGTATATGTTGACGGCTGTGTTGTCATCATCGGATAACGTGAAAAGCATCACGTTCGGAACCAGTACATACAACTTTACCATTGGCGGTCTTTTCCCGCAGTACACGGTAACCGTCCCGTACCGTGTGACGCAATCCGGAACAGATGTCCCGATTACCATAACAACCGATCAGGTGGGATCAACAACAAATATATTTTCAAACACTTTCATTTCAGTTTATCCCGTTGCTTCGAACGTTATTCCAACCGTCAGTTATAACTATTACGACTCGGTTGGGACATGGATGGTGAACCGCGCAGAGTTGATCATAGGTGGACAGACGATTCAAACCTTGACTGGAGAATTTATTGAAATTTATAATGATTTGTATGTCCCCTACGAAAACCAACCAGGACTCAAATTGCTTACAGGAAAATACGATACAGGATCGCAAATTTATCCACCTGGTAGAACCTATTTCACAAACCTTCCATTTTATTTTTTTCAAAATCCCGGACTTTACTTACCACTTGTGGCTCTAGGTCGACAGGATGTCGAGGTTCACGTCACGTTCAGAAATCTTCAAGATTTGACAGCCGTGAATACATCTAGTATAACTACACCACTGATTGCAACCATTATCACCGAATATGTCTACTTGGCAGAACCTGAGATTAATTGGTTCAAAAAATCCCAAATTGATTATTTAGTTCAGCAGTGTCAATATCAAGAGTTTGATTTGGCATCCCAATTTTCAACTGCAATTTTCAACCTGGAATTTATCAACCCAATTCGCGAACTCTTTTTTATTTTGCAACTGGATGGAACCACGCCTTATGAGTATTCTGACCTAAACAGTCTGGCTATGAATTTTAATGCGTCGGAGGCGTTCACTGCTGACGTGACGGATGCACTCTATCTCAACTCAATAGAACCATTCGAGCATTACACAAATTATCCAACCAGAAAATTTTACATGTACTCCTTCACAAATCAGGCAAATACAGCTCGACCTTATGGTCAAGTCAATTTCAGTCGTATTCGCGACATTTTTCTTCAAGTCAATACCAACGCTTACTCGAGTCCAAAACAGTTACGAGTCATCGGAATAAATTACAATATTTTAAGCATAAAGAACGGTATCGCCGGACTCATGTTCAACTCGAACGATTTTTAGTCAGTTCCGTGTGACGCACAGTCGCTACGCGACTGGTTTTTTAATCCCAGAATGTACTAGAGATGGCAGGAAGAGCCAGTTTGTCCTACCTCGGACAAGAGGATATTTATTTGAGTTCAGAGCCGGAGGTGACATATTTTGTTGAGAAATACGTAGGTCAGACTCTTTTTTCTTCAAGAGTCATCAGGGTTCAATTTCCAGCTGATAATTCTGTCATTTTCGGGGCTGAGAAGACACTTGTGCTTCCCAGAGCAGGCGATCTCATTACAAACATGTACCTCAAGGTTTTCCCACCTTCACTGGGTGCTGGAGTACAGGTTCTTGATTCGGTCGGAACTCTTATGATCCAGTATGTGGAGTTATACATAGGGTCTGAACTTGTCGAGAGAATTTACGGAGAATACCTTGAACTCAAGTTTGATTTGACAATTTCAACAGGAAAACAGAAAGCACTCCAAAATCTCATTGGAAAATATCTTATCCAACCAGTTCCCGTGAATCCGAGTTATACAATTCCTTTACCGTTTTATGTTTTCAGACGCGGTCTTCCACTTTGTGCATTCAAAGAGGATGTGACGTTTAAAATAGTGTGGAACCCCTCGACACTTTTTACATACCCATCAGTGAATATAGTAGCTCCATTTTATGCTTACCTGGACACGGAATATACGTACATATCTGATCAGGAAATTGCACACATCAAGTCAACACCTCAGATTTATCCTATAGAACAGGTCCAACGTGCAGAGTTTTTTGCACCCCAGGGCGTTACTCAGATTCAGTGTCTTGGTGAGTTTTTAAACCCAATAAAGGAATTTTTTTTCGTTTTTAAAAATGATTCAGCGATAGGATACGATTACACGACCAACGGCACATACATGTCAAACGGAACAACGTTTGAACAGCTCAGTCAGCTCGTGCTTAATTTCAATACGACTGAACGTATATCCAAGGATGTGGGTCTGCCCGTCTTTCTTCGCGTGATTCAGCCACTGGAGTATCATACCCGTGTACCCAGTAGAATTTTTTACATGTATTCATTCAGTCTCGATCCCGAACTCTATGATGACCCGTCAGGTGCCGTGAACATGTCCCAGATTAAGAATCAAATTTTCCAGTTTACCCTGAACCCCAGCACAGCAAACAGGTACATACGAATTTATGGAATAAATTACAATTTTATCGAGGTGAAAGATTCATCAGCACGTGTGGTATTTTCAAACTTTCATTAATTTTGATTTAAAATTCAAGAGTCCCCACTTAAAACTAATTTTGGTTTAAAATTCAAAAATGGAGGATGCGGCACTGGATATCATGATACCTGTCCTCGAGTCAGCGACTGTCCTTGCAGCCCACTATGCCCGGTCCTGTGGACGGGACATAATTCTTGCAGAGGATATGCGACTGGGTCTCATGTATGCAGCCCGCAATGTTACAGGCAAACAAATTGGTCCTATTTATCCCGAGGTTTGGGACGAGGAAGACGAGGAAGACGAGGAAGACG